CTGAAGCTCGGGAGCGACAACAAGCTCCTTGTAACGCCAAGCGGCAATACTGGCGGCGGAGCGGACGGGCGCGAGGTCGAGCTGCAAGCCACCGCGACGCATGTGCAGTGGCGGTACGCGGGGGAGCCGACGTGGAAGGACCTCGTAGCCTTTTCAAGCCTCAAAGGAGACAAGGGCGACAAGGGCGAACACGGCAACGACGGAGCAAACGGAGCGGACGGTTCTGACGGGCTTGACGGCTCGGACGGCGAGACACCCGAGCTGCGTATGGACGGCGACACGCTTCAATACCGCTACGCGACGCAGGCCCCGACGGAGTGGACGAACCTCTACAAGTTTACTGGCGGCGGGCCCGGGGGCGGGTACGAGCCGCCGCAGGGCGGCATACCGCTCGGAGACTTGGAGCAGGGGGTTCAAGGCAGCCTAGGGCTCGCGGAAACGGCCTTGCAAACGGTCATATCCGACGCAGCGGTATTCGGCGGCGACGGCACGGCGGCGAACCCGCTGGAGTTCTTGCCGGACTTCATTTTGCCAGATGATAACCCATCGCAGATGTCCGTAAAAAAAGACCTGTCTTGGTGCGAAGGATATATCCAAGATAGGAGTTTTGCGGCGAATGTAAGAACTATACTTACCCCCGTATTAACTGACGGGAATAATGAAATGATATCTGGCAATAGGTTTGTAGTGCCAGAAGACGGGAAATATGTTTTGGATTTTGGTAATGGCAGAACTGCATCAAACGGTGTACCGTATACATATGTACAACATAATTCCGAGGTGAACGAAGTAACATCGGAAATTGCAATGGTAATGACCCCTGCGGTGAACGCCATGCCTCATGTGTGCGTAATTAAACGCTTAAAAAAAGATGACTATTTGACGTGCTGGTTGGAGTATACAGTTGCACAAACAACAATTAGCTTAGGCGGGCCAGTCAAGTTCACATTCGCTCGGATAGCATAGGAGGTGACGCACATGGAATATTACGAAATACCGCTAAAGACCCGCTCAGGCAAGCCCGCGTCGCCGCGCACGTACAGTGAAACCGTAATACACAACAACGAACCCCTGAACCAGATACTCAGCCGCATCGTTTCTAGCTCCGGCGTTCAAGGGAACGTCGGGGAAATTTTTTGGTGGCCGCTCCCTACGCCTCCCGAAGATGCCTTATATTGCGATGGCAGCGCGGTGAGCCGCGAGGAATACGCCGACCTGTTCGCGGTCGTAGGCATTGCGTTCGGCAACGGCGACGGCTCGACGACGTTCAACTTGCCCGACATGCGCGGCGAGTTCGTGCCCGGCCTGCTCCCCTGCATACGGTGCAAGGTCAAGGTGTTGCCCCGGTGCATCGGTTTATTTCAGGACAGGAGCTTGCCGGCGAACTCGACAACAACGATTACCCCGCAAGCCCCAATTGAAGGCGACCCGTCAATGATAGTAGGCGACCACTTCGTTGCTCAGGAAAGAGGGGTATACAGGCTTTGCATAGACAGCGCGAGGCTAACCTCGCCAGGAAATCAACAGATGAATATATATCTGCTTAACTCTTATGACGCTGTTATTAGCACAATAGCAAACCAGCCCGCAGCCAACTCGCTGGTAACGCTTGCATATTCAGGGGAGGTATTAATGGAAGCCGGCGAGAAAATAAGGTTCGGCATCAATTCGTCTGTGGCGCAATCAAACATCAGAGTTGCCGGATACCGTGTTGGCTATTCGTTCTCAAGAATAGCGTAAGGAGGAAACACCATGAAAAGACTAACATACCTAGAACAAAACGGCGGCAAATGGGAAGAGTACAAAATGCCCGTGCTAGAAGAGGACTACGAGGCGACGATTGCCTTGCTCGAAGGGCGCGGGGAGCGCGTCAAGCTGCACACGGGCTACGACCCCGAGACGGGCGAGGAAATCGAGGTTTTGCCCGTGGACGTGGAGCCCGAGCCCACTGACGCGGAGCTGCTTGAAGACGCGCTGCATTCGGTGGGCGTGCTAGAGCAGGCCTTGTGCCTGCTGCTCGGCGTGGGCCCGGAACCGGAGCAAGAACCGGAACCGGAACAAGCGCCCGGCCCGGAACCCGAAGCGGAGTAGCGCCCGCGACAAAGCCGCCTGAAAGGGCGGTATTTCTATGCCTGAAAGGGCGGTGGTGAAAGATTGGGAGTGTTATCTAAAATAGCAGGGCGGCGCACCCGCCGCGCCAAAGCCGCGATGCCGTCGAGCGCGAACGTGCCGAGCCTGCGCCGCATATCGAGCTCTTGGCTGCCCAGCTTCTTGCGCGGCGACTACACGCTCAGAAACAGCGAGCTCCTGTTCGCGGCGGTGTCGCGCATATCAAACGCGCTGTCCACCATGCCAATACAGCTCTACAAAGGCGCGAACAAGGCGAAAGGCGCGTTGAACAACCTCAACGACTTTCTGCGCCACGAGCCGAACCCGAACATGACGGCTTGCCAGTTCATCAAGACGCTCGAGGCCTGCCGCTGCACGTCGGGCAACGGCTACGCGATAAAGGTCTACGACCCTGACGGGTCGCTCGACAGAATCGACCTGCTTGACCCGGCGCGGGTGGGCCCAATCGTAGACACGGACAGCGGCGAACTGTGGTACAGGGTGTCGCCGGAGCGGGGCGCGGAGTTCTACGTACACAACTACTACGTGCTGCATATCCCGTTCCTGTCGACCAACGGCTATGCCGGGGTCAACCCCATCTCCGTGCTGTACGACACGCTCAGCTACAGCGACGAGATAGAGGAGTTCAGCGTAAAGCAGCTAAAAACGGGCATAAGCTCGAAAGCGGTGCTTGAAGCCCCCACTAACCTCGGCGAAGAGCAGAGAAAAAGGCTGCTCAAAAACTTCCGGGAGACGTACATAGAGACGGGCGGGAACATCCTTCTGCTCGAATCGGGCATAACCGCGAAGCCGTTCAACCTCTCGCCTGTGGACAGCAAGCTGTTCGAGGTGGAGAAAATAACGCGCTCCAAGGTGGCGATGGTGTACAACATACCGCCGCACCTTCTGGGCGACTACTCGGAGGCCGCGCTAAAGACGCAAGAGCAGATAATGCTCCAATTCCTGATGCTGACCATGCTCCCCATCGTCACGGCGTACGAGCAGGAGCTAAACAGGAAGCTGCTGACCAAAGAGCAGCGGCGCGGCGGGTACCACTTCGAGTTCGACATGGACGCGATACTCAGGGCCGACGCCGCGACGCAGGCCGAGGTGTTCCAGAAAGCGATACGCGGCGGCTGGTACACGCCGAACGAGATACGGGTGAAGTACAGCCTGCCGCCTGACCGGAGCGGGAACAAGCTGCTCGTGTCGCGAGACTTGACGACCTTGGAGTACACAGTGAACAACCCTGACAAGGGCGGGGGCGGGACAGGCCCGCTAAAGCCGGAGCCAGAACCAAACAGCGACGACGACGGGGAGGCGTGACATGGAAGACAAAATAAAAAGTGAAGCCAAAAACCTCGGGCTGAACCCGAGCCTGTACCAACTTGTGCCGTCATGGCGCCGCGAAGCGGTGCTGAAAAGCGACATAGACAAAGCGAGGGAAAGAAAGGAAAAAGAATATGGAACGAATAGTTAAATCCCGCCTTGCAACGAAGGCGAAGCCTGACGCCGGCGCCGACATCGGGCTTATAAACCAATACACGCTAAAGCCACTGTCACCGGAGGACGTGTTCACGTTCTCCGTCATCCTGTGCAGCAACGAGATAGACCGCGACATAGAGAAATTCACCGAACCATGCTTGGCGGGCCTTGCGCCGCTCTTCGTTGGGAAGACGGGCATTTTCGGCCACTCATGGAACGCGAAGGACCAGACCGCGAGAATCTACCGCGCCGCGCTTGAAGACGGGGAAGGCAAGAACGAAATCGGGGAGCAGACGCGCCAACTAAAAGCTGACGCATACATACCACGCGGCGAGCACACCGACGAAACCATAGCGAAAATCGAAACCGGGATATTGCGCGAGGTCTCGGTGGGGGTGCGGTGCAACAAATGCGCCTGCTCCATCTGCGGGAAGCCGTTCAAATGGTGGGGCGAGTGCGAGGACGGGCACAGGAAGGGCATGAAATACGAAGAAGGCGGCCTGTGCTACGGCAAGCTGGAAGACCCGGCCGACGCTTACGAGTTCAGCTTCGTCGCAGTGCCGGCGCAGCGCAACGCAGGGGTGACGAAATGCTGCGGGAAGTGCGAGCCGGGCGACCAAAAAACGGACTGCGCGAACCGGGTGGCCAAGGCAACAGGCGAAATGCTCGACGCGCTGGCGGTAGCGGAAGACCTGCGCGAGCACGCAGACAAAATCAAGGCACTTGTGCCTGCCCTGCAAAACGCGCTCGTTGAAGACCCCGAGCAGAAGGAACGGGCGAGGATACTCGCCGAAAACAAGGCGTATCAAGAAAAATACGCAAGGAAAAACTAATATTTAGGAGGAACAAAAAATGAACAAAACACTATTCGGGCTAAAGGAAGACATGGCGACCATGCAGACCGCCATCAACGAGGACACCGCTTGGATAACGGGGAAAGCGGCGGACGCAAGCACGCCAATGGAAGAGATAACGGAAAAAGAGAAGCACCGCGACGACCTCATCAAGCGCTACGAGCTCCTGAAGAAAGAGCACGACGAGATGGAAAGCAGGCAGCGCACGTCAGTAGCGATGCAGACCTACGACGAGGCGACGGGCATGGACGCGAAAGCGGTCAAGATGAAAGCGAAGGCGGACTTCTACAGGGCCGCGCTGGTAGGGCAGAAAGAAGAGCTGAAGAAGGCGTACATCGGGCTTGGCGGCATCCCGGGCCTTGACGCTGAGCTTGGCAACGGCAGCAAGCTGCTCCCGACGAACATGTCGACCGAGCTAATAACCGAGCCGGCGGTCGAGAACCCGATGCGCAGCGTAGTCCGCTTGTCCGGCATCACGGGCCTTGAAGAGCCAAAGCTGCTCTTCGACTATGACGACGCTTACGACAACGTGACCGACAAAATGACGGCAAAGGAAATCGAGCTCGAAGGCGACGTGATAACATACGGGCGCAACAAGATAAAGGTCAAGGCGAAAGTGTCCGACACCGTTGTGCTTGGAACCACGCTCAACATCAGCACGGAAATCGAGAACGGCTTGAAGTCAGGCCTCGCGGCGAACGAGATAAGGCGTATGTTCGCGCAGTCCCCGGCAAGCGCCTACGCGCACATGAGCTTCTACTCCACCGCGAACGGCGTGAAGTCGGTGACAGGGCCGAGCAAGCAGGCGGCCATTGCGGAAGCCCTCGCGGACCTGCCGCTCGAGTTCCGCCGGAACGCCAAGATAGCCATGAGCGCCATCGACTGGTACGACATGTGGAAGGACAACCTCAACCAGAGCGGCACGTTCTACGAAGAGCGCCCCTTGCAGCTATTCGGCAAGCAAGTCATCCTTATCGACGACGCTGACGATCCCGTGGTTGGCGACTTCTCGTACGCCCGCATAAACTACGACATCAACACGACTTACGACGCGGACAAGGACGTCGACTCCGGCATGTACAGGTTCGTGCTGACGGCGTGGTACGACATCAGGCTCCGGCTGAAAAGCGCGTTCAGAATCGCAAAAGTCGCGCCTTAACGGAGGTGCGGCATGAGAGCAGTAGCAATAACCGACTTCAAGCACAAGAAAGTCAACTATTTTGAGGGCGGGGCCGTCGAGCTTGGCGAAAGCGAGCTCAAAGCCCTTGCCCTTGTCGGGCTTGTGGAGCTAGGAAAAGCCACGCCGGACGGCGCCGCAGGCACAGGCGCAGGCGCACCGCAAAAACCGCAAAAACCGGAAACACCGGAAACACCGGAAACAGCGGGAACTAGCGCGAAAGAAGCGGAAACCGCGCCCGAGCCCGTCAAGCCGCTACCCGCGAAGCAGGCGAAAAAGCAATAGGGAGGTGCCCGTCATGGCGGTAACCACGGAAAACCTAGCGGAATACCTGCGCTTGCCGCCGGGCGACACGGAGGGCTTGACGGCATACCTTGACGCCGCGAGGTCAAAGGCGAGGTCTGCGGGGGTGCCCGACTACCAGCGCAACGCGCAATACGACCTGTTCTTGCTGTCCCTCGCGGCGTTCTACTACGAGGCGCGGGGCTTGTCAACGCCGGGGCAGTACCAGTCGAGCGCGGAGGAAGAGAACGCCCGGAAGCTGACAAACAGCTTCGTGCTCGCGCTCCGGCACGCCGGGGAAGACCCCGAGCCAGAGCCAGAGCCCGGAGCGGGAGGGGTGGTCGAGCCGTGAGCAAGAGGGCGAACCCCGGCGAGCTCCGCACAAAGGTGTACTTCAAGCGCACCGAGCGGGGCAGGGACGGCGACGGCTATCCAACGGAAACGATTGTGAACGCCTACGGCACGGACGGCGAAGGCAACGACGTGCCCGCGATGTGCAAATGGGTGAACATCCACGGGAACGCGGCATGGGAGGTCGTGGAGCTGAAACTTCGGGAGCCGGCGACCATAACGACGCGGTACTCCCCGCTCATAGACGACATAAAGCTGGCCGTGTACCGCGAAAACGACCCGGACCCCTACGAGATAATCAGCATAAACAACGTTGAGATGCGCGGCGCGTGGCTGGAGTTCAAGGTGCAGCGCCGATCGGCGGCAAGGTAGGTGAGGCGGCATGACGGTAAACGAGCGGATAACGAAGGCGCTTGACGCATTCGGAGACCCCGTGCAGCACGGCGAGCACCTGACCACCGAGGGGGACCCGCGCCCGGAGCGGCACTACACGTTCAACTACTCAACGCACGGCGCGGACTACCGCGACAACGCGCCCGTGTACGACAAGCACCTAGTCATGGTGCATTTATACTGCCCGAGGACGTACAACGCCGTGGCCCGCGTAAAGCAGACCCGGCAAGCGCTGTTCAAAGCGGGCTTTACGTGGCCGAGCGTGGTCAACGCCTCGGACGCGGGCGGGCAGCACATCGTGTTCGAGTGCGAGGCGGTGGAGGAGGTTGTGTTCGATGGCTAGATTAACCACTAACGGCTTGGATGACCTCATGCTAACGCTAGACCAGATTGGCGACATGCCCGATGACGTATTAGGCGGGATGCTTGACGCGGCGGCTGATGTTTTTGTGGCGGCGCAAAAGAGAAAAGGCGCCGCTTACAAAGTGCAGGATACGGGAATGACCATAGAATCAATCAAAAAAAGCAGGCCAAGGCGCACTAAGGACGGCGGCTCAATCAGCATATACCCGCAAGGCGAACGGCAACGGGAACACCCTAAAACTGGAACAACAAGCATCACAAGGAACGCGGAAATAGCTTTCGTCAATGAGTACGGAAAACGCGGGCAACCCCCGCGTCCATTCATCCGCGAAGCCAACGAGGAATGCACTGACGAGGCGATACAAGCCGCCGCAGACGTGTACGGCGCATGGCTAGAATCCAAAAACTTATAAATCTAGGAGGAACAAGAACAATGGGAATACTCAAAAACCAGCCGATGCCAAAGATTGGCGTTGACCATTTTTGGTACGCGGTTTTGAAAGGCGACCCGGTAGGCGGGCCGCCGGTGTACGACGAGCCAGTCAGGATCCCCGGGCTAGACAAGGCCGGGTACAACCCGAACTCGCAGACAGGCAGCTACTACGCGGACAACGCCGTCTACGCCACGGCGACTCAGACAGGAGACACGGTGGTGTCTGTAGGGCTTGCCGACTTGCCGCCGGAAGTGCAAGCAGTATGGTTCGGGCTGGAATACGAGA